ACGCTGGTGACCGTGCCGCCCGAACCAGTTGAGTTAATCGTAATTGCGGTGGAGCCGTTATATGTAGTTCCCGCGCTAAAAGAAACCCCAGTTCCTGCGGTAAGGTTAAATAAATTACCGCCTAGTGAAACGCCAGATATAGTGCTATTTGTCAACGACGCGTTATCAATATTGGATAACGTATTGGATGCTCCGCTGATGGTCTTGTTTGTCAGCGTTTGGGTATCCGTTAAGGTCACCACGGTGCCGTCAATGGAAATCGTGCCCGTTGAGGTGATTGGGCCACCAGTAAGGCCGGTGCCAGTATTTATTTGGATGACACCGCCAGACAGAGAAAATTGCCGCCACGCACCAGAAGAGTATCCGTAAAACGCGCCTTGCGTGGTGTCATAACGCATCATTCCATTAACGGAAGAAACGGGCTGCTGCCCTGTCGTTCCAGAAGGAAGAGTTATTGAACCCGTACCGGGCATGACGGCGTTGTCTGCCAAGGCAACAGTTGGAGACCCTCCTACCGCGTTGCCGTAGGTCACCGCAATCTGGTTAGTTGTGCCCTGCAAGGTCACCGCGCCAACCCCGCCCGCCGTAGTGATGGTCAAGAGTCCATTGGCGCTGAGATTTGCAAGGTTAAGAGGCGCTCCACTCAACGAAAGTGTTGGGTCACCAGAAACGCCGCTGCCGTTGGTGATGGATAAGCCAGCCCCAGAAACAGCGATAGAACGGGGCGTAATGGCCGTTGCAGACGTTTTTACTTGGAATCCAGTACCGGAGTTCACCAGCGACAACAAAGCGCCTGTGGTGCTGATATTGAACAAGCCCTGCGCACCGCCATCCGTGATGGTCAACCCGTTGGTTACGCCGACATAGCGGCTGTTTGCCAACTGCGGGGTCTGGGTGACCGTCAGGTAGGTGTAGGTTTGGACAGGTGAGCCAGCAAGCGCCGCAGTCGTAGTCTGGACTGTTACCCCGTTTTGGACAATGGGAACCGCCTCAGTGCCCGTAATAGCGCCAGCGGTTGGGAGTTGGAGTATGGTGACTTGTGCGGACATTATGTACTCGTATTGCTGGGTGGGCTGGGTGCAATCGTATCCTTGTTCCCCGTTTGAGTAGGCGTCTGCGTGTTCTGCTCGGTGGAAATTTGGAACTGGTTGGTTCCTCCAGTCAGCAGGTAGTCATCGTTCGCTGCAACGCTTGCATCTGGACGCGGGAAACGGATGTTGATGCGCTCTGTTTTCCTTGCGGCAAGGCGGTACGGGTCAATCTGGTCAGCGCATCCCTCGTTGCATACCCGCAAGCCGGGAAAGTTTGGGTCATTCCTCATCACCGAGTGGGCACGCTTGAACTTACATCTATCGCAAATTGCAATAGACAACGTGGAATTACCTAGGGTGTCAAGAAACACTGGCATGGTTCACCACCTTGGAAACAAAGCCAATAGAGCAATCGACTTCTTGCATGATTTCGCTGTACTTTTTGCCAGCGGCCCGGAGCGTTAGCACTTTTTCGGCCTTGGTGGCTGATTTTATTCTTGTTGCTGCCGCGCTGGCCTGTTGTGCTTTGACGCGGTTTTTTGATATTGCTTCTGCATATACAGCATCCGTAGCAAACCGCTCTCTAAACTTTTGACCAACTTGGGCTTGATAGCCTTCAACTCTGTTTTTTGTTGCGTCAGACCGAATTTTGTGCATGTACGCATCAAAAGACGGGTCTGCAATGCGCTTTGCTTTGATGAATTTTTCTCGCTCAATAAAGGCATAGCAACGCGCCATTTCAAATAGCCTGCTATTGCAGTATCTGTTTTTGCCGCCGCTCATAAGGATGACCGCTTGCCACAAAATGCCACCATGAATTTTGGCTAAAAGCACATGGGCAACAAAATGTTCTCTGGCGGTCAAGGCAACCAAATTGGAGCTATCGTTACTGCCCCCTAAAGCCCGTGGCAACACATGATGCAGCTCAACATAGCCGTCAACGCACACACGCGCCTTGGCCTTGTCTATGAGCCTTTGGTAAGCAAGAAAATAGTTCATGCTGTGTAGGGGCGAATATTCGGCGCGAAGTAGATAGGCGATTTGTCTCGCTCCTCTTCCTCGGCCATCGACAGGTACTTTGCGGCCTGTGCTTCAAGGTATTGGATTTTTGCCAAGTCCACACCGGGCAACTCCTGCGCCATCTGATGCGACAACATGCACAAAACGGCCATGTACCAGCGCTGCGGTATCTCCAACTCGCCGTACAGGTCGCCCACATCCATGATTTGGCGCGAGTACCACACGGTCATTTGGTAGAAGGCGTTTTGCGGGGTCGGCCACAGCCAGATTTGCGACTGCGGAATGGTGCGGTTGAACCAGAACTGGAACGGCTGGTTGGCTGTGAAGTTCTTGTTGGGCAGATTGGTGTAGTCGTCGCGGTTCAGGCGCGACATGGTGATTTCGGTTGAGTTGTTGCCCAGATAAAGCTCACGCAGGCTCAATGTGGTGTTGTTGTAAGCCCGGATGCGGTAGAAGCTGACGTTCTGCCCGTTCTCAATGTCCGTCCACACCCACTCGTTGTTGACTACGGTGATGGTGCCCAAGTCCACAAGGGTCTGCCAAGTGGTTCCGTCAATTGAGTATTCGTAGATGATTGACCATGTGCCAGACGCTGCGGGAAGAAACCCGATGGAGCCGACGTAGATGGGGTTGGCCGTACCGTAGTTGACCGAGATGTTGCCGTTGGCAGATGTCTGGGTGCAGATAGTCTGGACATCGCTGTCGTACAGGTTAGCTACCGTGCCGCCAGCCGATGAGGTGTATGCCCCATCGGGCCGGTTCATCCAGCGGTACAGAGCGTTCAGGACATCGTTGCCACCCAGAGGCAAGTCGTAGATGTACTTGTCCGCCGTAAAGCCGTAGACCTTCTTGTCAATGGCCCAGTATTGAATGCCGATGTTGATGAGGTTGGACAGCAGGAAGAACAGCGACTCGCGGGCAGACAACACCTGCTCCGAAGTCAGTTCCTCCGCCAGCTTGCCGCAGCGACGAGCGCCGTGGTCAATCAGGGTCTGTACCGTAATGACGGTAGTGCCAGTAGTTCCAGAGTAAGCCATGTCTTACCAATTTGGAGAGGCTTTGTTTTTTGAAGTTGTGTTGACCTTGCAATCTCCAAGATTGATTGTTCCGCCTTTGGCGTACTTCTTGACCGTGCCGCCTTTTTTGTATTCTCCTCTGTATTGAGGAATTGGTGGCGGTTCTATTGGTGGCGTTAATGGCATTGGTGGCATTGGTGGCGCTAGGTCTCCAGCAAGATTACTGACAGTGCCGCCGCCTCCTCCGCCACCGCCAATAGCTTCATTGGCTTGTTGCGCCGCACTTGTAGCTTGGCTATTTGCGGATTGCGCTCGTTGCAAAGCTGAACCAATAGTCTGAGAGCCTTGATTTACTTGGCCCAATCCTTCAGTCGCACTTCCTCCGCCGCCGCCGCCAAAGCCGCCGCCGCCAAAACCTCCATTTGAAATGCCAAGCATGTCACTAAGTGACCCACCATTTGCCATCTTACGAACTTTTTTGCTCATGATTTACTCCTTACCAGTTAGGACAATTCCACCGTTGCATTGAAGCCCTTGCGCGGCTTCCTTTCTCGCTTTTCTCAGCTACTGGCCCCATCCGAGCGCAGAAAGAATCGCGTCTTGAGCCACCTTCTGGCTGGGGAGCCTTGAGGTGCGAACCAGTCTCACGATTGTACTTTTCGCGGCCCTTTTTGGTCAGTCCTGCGCCTTGTTTGGCAGGCAATTTTTCACCACGTCCAATGGCAAGAGATGGGGTTTTTTTTGCCATGATTTACCAGCAGGGCTTTGTAGCCTTGCCGCCTGTTTTCATTTTGGCTGTTTTGGCTGATTGCTTGAAGGCATCAGCCGTTGGCGCACCTTTGCTACCCACTCGGCGCATTTTTTCGCCAGAGCCTTCAGCGATTCGCTCACGTTTTGCATTGATGTTGGCATACAAGCCACCTTCTTTCATTTTCTTGTCGGCCTTGACAAACTCTTTGCCGACCTTCTGTGGGACACCACCGAAGCCACCCTTGGTATGGGCGGCAGCTTCCATCAGGCGATGTTGGGCGGGAGATTTGCTTGGCATGATTAAGTTCCAGAACCAGTGACGGTATTGCTGTTTTGAATCAAAACACCGCCGATGTTGATACTCACAACAGCCGCAGTTGCGGCGCTGCTTGCAATTTGGAATCTTAAATCTGTTCCTGCAAGATAGGGGAATGGAAAATGCCGCTGAACTTCATATGTTGTATTGAATGGCGTCTGGACAATAACTCGCTGCACTCCCGAAGAAGCATTGGTCAATGCTCTATAAGTCGTGTAGTTGGCGCTATTCCCATTAAATGATGAGTACGCACCATACCGGAAACCGTAAAAAGTATAGCCGCTGGGAACCGTGTATACACCCATTTGAGATGTGCCAATACTGGTGGTGGCCCCACTGACAGTTTGCGTGTTTATTTGAGCATAGACAGTTGAACTGACGGACAGCGTGATGACGCCTGTTGGATTGGTTGCCGACCCAACTGATACGGCCATGTTGTTGATGCGGAAATATGAATTAACCGTCGTTACACCAGTTGTTCCATTCAAAACAAGATTTTCAGAAATCAAGTTATAGCTGGAATCTGTTCCGGTGATTGTGATGGTCGCGGTATCCCCTGCAACCGTGCTGACCAAAGTCATCGTAGATGCGGATGTTGGAAAAACATAATCCGTGGTCGCCATGTTTTCCCAAACGGTACGGAAAAGTCCGGCAGTTGCAGGAGTAGTTCCATACGCAAAAATGTTCGTTGGG